CGGTGGTAGCGGGCGCGGCCCTCAGCGACCAGCGCCCGAGCCTCCTCCGCGTCCACCGTGACCGTCTTCCCGACCCGCGACGGGTTGGTGAAGTCGGACGCGATGACGACGCGCGCCTTGCCGTACGGGATCTCCGGCGCGGCGGGCTGCTGCTCGACCTCGGCGGCCTTGTCCTTGCTGGTCATGTTGTGCCTAGCCTCTCGCTGCGTCCAGGGCCCGACCGAACACGTGGCGGGCCTCTTGATGTCTGGTGCCGTACTCGATGTACAGCCACTCCTGCGCGGTGCCCTCGGCCCGCCCCACGGCACGCCGTGAACGGCCGGGCCGGATGTAGCCACGCACCTGGACAGAGTCACGGGCGCGGCCAGGATGCGGGCCAGTCTCATCGACCGGGGTGTCAGCTCTGGCGACCGCTGCGACCTGCTCGGCGCGGCGCACCATCTCCGCCAGCATCCACTCCGAGCAGAGCATGTCGCCGATCTGCTTGTAGTCGGCCTTGAATGTGCTGGGCATCAGGCCCTCCTAGCCGGTCACCTTCTGCAGGGTCACGAGGATCCCGCCGCGGGCACCGGTCAGCGCCGACTGGTGCTGCTCAGGGTCGCCCTGGACACGCCACGTCGACCCGTCATCGAACCGCACCTTCGACGTCGCCGAGATAGCGACACCATCCGGCAGGAGCAGCGCCCGACCACTGGTCACCAGCGTCCGGCCCTGGTCGTCCTCCACCGTCGTCAACGGCCACGACGCGCACCCATACACGAGCGTCGCCGTCTCCGTGCGGACGTCGTTGCCGTACCCGTCGCGGCCCGTCACGGCCTCACCGAGCACCGACACCGCCAACCCGTTCGGGAGCGGAGCCAGCATCAGACCGGCCGACGACGCCACGGAGGCGGCACGTTCGCCTGCGGCGACCACGGGGCCACATGCTCACCCCACGCCGTGACCTGCTCCCACCACGGCCCCTGAACCGACACCGTCCCCACCAGCACCCATCCACCGACGGGTCCGTGGCCACCGGCCGAAGCAACGCGATCTCGTCCTCGGTGATGACGACCTTCCCCGCAGCGCGGGCACTGGACCACGACGCCGCCTCCGGCCCCGCCGACTGCTGCGTCACCCCCGCCGGGTTCTGCATCACCCGCAGCACCGCGTTCGTCACCACCATCGTGACCAGCACCGCGTCAACCGCCCCCGACACCATGAGAGCGTCGATGCCGGTCACGGCACGCCGCACCAACGCCGACGCCTGCGCGATCAGCACATTCGCCTGCGCCGTCTCCGTCGGGGACAGGGGGCGCCACAGGACCGCCACATCGTTACTGCTGGCGAGTGGTGCGGCCATGTGACGCCTCCCTGTCCCGATGGATCAGTTGACGGGGTGACCGGCGGTCTCGAGCGCCTCGACGATCTCGGCGCGCTTCGCGTGCTCCGGGACCTCGACACCCTTGGTCGCGGCGTACTCCCGCCACGCCTCCACGCTGGATCCCGGCCCCCGCACCGGAGGCACCTCCACCGATGCCCGGGAACGCTCCGGGGCAGCCGCAGGGGCCGCCTGGACGGCCTCCGCGGGCTTCTCCGGCTCCTTGGCGGGCTCCGGGGCGGTGAACGGGTTGACCGGGGCCACCTGCACCCCGGACGGCTCCGTACGCTCCGTCGGCGCCGACACCATCGGCATCAGCAGCCCACCAGCCGGCGCCGTCTCCGGCGCCTGCCAGATGTGGTCACCGAACTCCTCGGCGACCTCCGGCGGCGGGGTGGACCCGACGGCGTAGAACACGCCGTCGGACCCCCACACCGCCCGCTGAACCCGGCGCGGCTCGATCACAGGACGACGGCGGCGAGGCTGAGGTTCGGGTTTGCCAGCACGGGGAGGGCGATGGCGGACGCCTTCGTCCAGAGCTGGATCGGGTCCTCCTCGCGGTAGTTGCCCGCGACGATGCCACCCTCAGCGTCCGGCTCGATCCCGTAGCTGGGGTCGAGCTGCTCCGCCGTCGTCCCCCAGAACGTCGCCCCGAGCATCGTGCCCTCGAAGTCGTTCGGGTCCACCGGCGGCGGCAGGAGGAGCACCACGTTGTCCGGGACGATCCGCGTCGCCGACCCGTTCAGCCGCACCTGCGCGTCGAACACGGTGAGCTGCGGCAGCGCGAACGAGTCGAGGACCTCCCCCAGCTTCGTCGGCGACACCAGCGTCGACGTGACGCCCGTGGTCGACGCGAGCTGACGGATCGACGTGGCCCGCAGCATGTAGTTCCGGATCCGCGTCGACGCCACCATCGCGCCCGGCGGGACGCCGTTCAGGTTGACGTACGCCGTCACCCACGTCTGCAGGTCCGACACCGGGTCAGCCGACCCGGCGTTCGACCACAGCGTGCCAGCGTTGACCGCCATGCTCGGGTCGCGGCCGAAGTCGGCGACCATGCTGCCGAGCTCCGGGAACGTCACCGTCCCGTTGACGAGGGCCGAACCGCGGGCCAGTTCGATGCGGGCGTTCACCTGGCGGGCCGCCTTGTCGGCGTCCGAGAGGATCGCGTCCCGGATCGCCGGGTCGGGGTTCGAGCGCATCCGCAGGTTGTCGTACTCGCGGAGGACCAGCTTGCGGCTGATCGGGGGCAGCTCGCCGGACACGCGGGTCACGCCGGGGCGCTTCCCGATGCTCGACTCCGCGTCGTACGAGCGGAACGAGGCCGCGTCGAGCAGGCCGTCGCCGCCGCGCAGGAACCGGAAGCTCAGGTCGTTGACGTTGCGGTTCGGAAGCCACTGCGCCAGCTTGAACTGGTTGATCGGGTAGTTGAGAGCAGCCTCGCGGACGTAGCCCGAGAGGGTCGCCGGCGCGAAGAACGTGCTTGTGAGCATTGCCATGACGTGTCAGCCCCTTTCTCAGGC